TGATTGTTTCAGATGGCAGCGTTAGCATTGCAAGACAGCTGCCCTCCGAAATTGACATGTTGCTCGACGAAAGTGGAATCGTTCTTGATTTTCTGTTAGATGGATACATCTGGAAAGTGTGACGTGGACAGCGATTTCTTTAAGCTATTACATGTGGTGATGCAATGGATCGTTGCTCCGGTGGCTGCGTTCGTCTGGGTCATATATCAAAAACAGCAAATACACTCGACGGAAATAGCTGTGATCAAAGCCACTACATTAACGGCACAAATCTCGCATGAACGAGAGATCAATGAAATCCGCGAAACTAGCCGCGCCATCATGGCAAAGCTCGATAGTATCGAGGAGGCGTTGAGGAAATGATACTTAACACATCATCTGTTGCCAAACTCAAGGGCGTCCATCCCGACCTGGTGCGCGTCGTGCTGCGCTGCGCTGAGAACTGGAAGGACGCCGAGACCGGGTTCATCGTCACCTGCGGCGTGCGCACGCTGGCGGAACAGAAGGTGCTGGTTGCCAAGGGTGCGTCAAAGACGCTGCGCTCGCGCCACCTCCCGGCAGCCAACGGCTACGCCCACGCCGTCGATCTGGCCGCGACCATTGACGGCAAGGTGCGGTGGGACTGGCCGCTCTACGACCGTCTGGCCAAGGCCATGAAGGCAGCAGCCAAGGCCGAGAAGGTGCCGCTCGAGTGGGGCGGCGACTGGAAGACGTTCAAGGACGGCCCGCACTATCAACTGCCGTGGAAGGAATATCCCGGCACAGCCAAGGGAAAGTAAGATGACGAAAGAAATGGTCTGGGGCGTTGTCCGCGCCGTTCTGGCGGCTGGTGGCGGCTACATCGTCGGCACGGGCGTTGTCGATAGCACCACCATGAACGAGATCATCGGCGCTCTTGGCGTGATCTTCGCCGCCGGGTGGTCTATCTGGGCCAAGAAGTGAACTGGATCGAGATTGCCGCCATCGCCGCGCTGTTGATCGGCATCGGCGCAGGCGGCTTTCTCGTTGCCCAGAGGCCAAGTTTCTGGCTGGGCCTTGTCACCGCTGCCGTGAAACCCGTTCTTCCTCTTCTTCTGGCGTTTCTGGCCAAACGGATGACACCGGAGAAGGAGCAGGAGTGGCGGGATTGCATCCGCCGGGGCGGGGAGTGGGATCACATTCGGAAGCGGTGCAAGAGATAAGCCACCGCTCGATCAGCGCGGCGTAGCCCGCGATGTCCCGCCAGTGATCGACATCATGCGGGTTGCCTGACAGGATGCGCCCGATCTTCGTGGCGATCATCTCCAGCGACTCGCGTTCAGTGTCGTCCAGCGTCTTCCAGTTCTTGCCTTGGCGCATGACACCCTTTAGTTCCTGGGCGGTCCCGGCGGTGTCGTAGTAATCGCCGTGGGTCTTCTGGCGTTCGTCAATGATAGTCATTGTCTTTCCTCCAGCGCAGCGCGGGCAGGGTTTGCCGCAAGCGCTTCTGCCAGCTTGCGTTTACTGTATGGGTATTCGCCCAAATATTCGGCGCGGTAATAGGCATCCAGTTCGGCAGCGGATTCCCTCAGCGCCGCCCGCAGCTTCTCGTTCTCGGCGGCTTGCTCGGCAATCTTCTTGCGATACTCCTCACGGGCGGCGACGTAGATATCATGCTGTCCACTGGTCAACTTCTCGACCACCCCCTCCAAATCCCTGATGCGCCGAATAAGGGTGACCTCAGCATCGCCACGCAGCGTCTCAAGGTCGCTCATTGCTCGCCTCCATTAACGACACACAAAAACTCCGCCTTTTGAGCGGCCCCTGCGGCCCCTGCGGCCTCCCGTTCGGCGGCCCGTGCGGCGTCCCTTGCGGCCTCCCGTTCGGCCTCCCATGCTGCGGCCTGTGCGGCCCATGCGGCGGCCTGTGCGGCTTCTCTTGCGGCCCATGCGGCTTCCATTGCGGCCCTTGCGTACCTTGCGGCCTCCCCTGCGGCCCTTGCGTACCTTGCGGCCTCCCCTGCGGCCCATGCGGCGTTTTGTGCGGCCTCCCTTGCGGCCCTTGCGGCCCGTTCGGCCTCCCCTGCGGCCCATGCGGCCCGTTCGGCCTCCCTTGCGGCCCTTGCGGCTTCCCGTGCGGCCTCCCATGCGGCGTCCCGTGCGGCGGCCAACTCCTCATCAGCCGCTTGCCCGTTAGCGTGGCGCTCGGCCACATCCAGCACGGCAATGCTCCGCTTGTCCTCCATCAGGTGTTGCACCTGTCTGGCACACCAGACGGCGAAGAGCCGCCACTCGCGGGCATGCTGCGGTTCGGCGCGGCAGCACCAGAGGGCGTCCTCAAGGCCGTTGATTTCGACAATGCGGGCGAACGGCAGCGGCTCGTCATCGGCCTGCGTCTTGCCCAAGCCCTTGAGCAGCTTCTCCCAGCCCTCGCGGCAGGGGCCATACTTGCGGATGCGGTTCAGTGTGGTGGTAATCATTAACGCCTCCTCTTTTTTTCCCCATACAAAACTCTGATCCCGACCTGATGGCATCGCTTTGCCAATGCTTGGTTTCCTCGTGCGCCGCGATAGCACATCGCCAGATGCTTCATGCCGTAATGTGTCTGCGTGGCGCAGGAGGCCTTCCTGATGTCGCCTCGATAGCCCAATGATCTTGCTGTGCCGCGCAACACTTGCAACGGCCCAGTCGCGCTGCTTTTCTTATTGTGATTGTTGCAGCGAATGCCGCTTTCGATCCGCGCCATCTTTAATGCAAATGCAACAGGCACTCCTTGCCGCCTTGCCTCAGCAGTCACTAGGCCTGTTGCATCTCCTGCAATTGCATCAATCGGCAAAGCTAAAAAACCAGCAATCCAAAGCCATTTCTTCATCGTCTTGTGCCTTTCCAAGCAGTTGGATATCATGCACTGGATTAGACCTACAGCGTTGCTCGCCGCTGCTAGGTCCGGGGCGGTAGGTGACCTCCTACATCTGCCGCCCCACCCATGTTAAGCACGCTCAATACCTTGTCGCTCGCGTCCATCGCGCCATAACCAACGATCACAGTATGGCCGATCTGCTCCAAGTGCTCGATCATGGCGTCCTGATCCGGAGATGTGCGACCGCCTTTCTGGCGTTTCATCTCGATCCATATTCCCCAAGCCGGGATATAGAGATCAGGAATGCCAGGCGTGACGCCTTCGCGGTGCAACCGCTTCGCTGTCTTGATGTCGCGCTTGCCGCCGTTGGGAATCGCAAAGATCAGAACGCGCGGCCACTTGGCCCGGAACCATTGCACGAATCCGGCCTGCTCGTCGTGTTCAGAAGGGAGGGAAAGGATCACGTTTCTCGCAGCCTTTTTCCAAAACACTATCAGGAACAACATCACGCCAATGACGGCAATATCGATCATCGTAGAGGCTTATGCAATTGTGGCAACTGTCAGAAGAGAGGTTCAAGAAGTTCCGCTCGCTCGGCCTCTGTGAGCCGCTTGGGAGGTGCGTAGTCGAGTTGGACGATGTCGTGAAATTTGTCATTGCGCTCGCTCGGTTTGATTTTAATCCTGCTCGGCTTGTGCCACCAGTCGCACTCGCCCATTGCCTCATCGGTAGTGGTTGCCTGAGCCCTCAGTGCCGTCTTGCGCTTGATGTATCGCTCGGCAGCATAGCCTCCGTGATCGGGACAAAGCCACTCAGAAACCTTGATTAGCCCACAATAATAGGTGACGCGCACGCTGTCGGGCTTGCCCTCTTTGCGCCACCTGGAATAGGCCACATCATCAACTTCAACCCATTCGGCTTGTACTTGTGTCGAGATCATGGCCCCGTTATAGGCCTTTGATCCGTGATTGAGAACAGGCGGCGGAAATTCATAACCGCAATTGATACAATTGCGCATTGCCGCGTGCTGGATCGTCTGGCACGACGGGCACTCCTTGCAAGGCGATTCGCCGTCCTCGACCTTGCTCTTGATCTTCGGCTTGACCTTGTCGATGAAACCGTGGCGCATGACGTTGTCGCCATAGTCCAGCACAAGGCAATCTGTCTTCCCCGGCGCGATCCTGGTGCCGCGCCCGATGATCTGGACATAAAGCCCTGCACTCTCCGTTGCTCGAACCAATGCCACAAGATCGACATGCGGCACGTTGAATCCGGTGGTCAAAACATTGACGTTTATCAGGCACTTGTACTCACCGCGCCGGAATCGCTCGATCTTGTCGGCCCTTTCGACCATGCCATCTTCGCCGGTCACAACATGGGCCTCGACGCCAAGCGCCTCGAACTCCTCGCGCAGCATATTCGCGTGGTCGACGCCGCAGGAAAATATCAGCCAAGCCTTGCGATCCGCACCATACTTAACGATCTCGGCCACCGTCTCGCGCACCAATTCAGGATCGGATGCAGCCCGCGCAAGGTCACTCTCGATAAACTCTCCGCCGCGATGGCCTACTTCGGACAGGTCGATCTTGCGTGCCCCGGCCTTGCTCACCACCGGAGCCAGGAATCCCTGCTCCATGAGATCAGCCACCGGAATATCATAGGCGATCCCGTCGAAGATCGCGCCTTCGCCCTTGTGCAGCCAGCCACTATCAAGGCGATATGGCGTAGCCGTAAGGCCGACGATCTTAACCGCCGGATTGCATCGTTTCAGGTCTGACAAAAACCTGTTGTATCGCGTGCTGTCCGTGCGCGGAATGAGGTGGCACTCGTCAACGATCACAAGGTCAGGCGGCGGCACCATATCGAATGCCCGCTTGTGGATCGACTGGATGCCCGCGAATGTGATGGCACGATGCAGCGTTTTCTGCTTGAGGCTGGCGCTATAGAACCCGACATCTGCGCCGGGATACAAGTTCAGCAGTTCGGTCGCGTTCTGCTCGAGCAGCTCCTTGACATGCGTCAGCATCAAGACGCGCGTGCCGAGAAAGCTCATTGCGTCCTTGACCAAGTGCGCGATGATGAGACTCTTGCCTGATCCAGTTGGCGCAACAATCAAGGGATTGTCGCCTTTCTTGCTGGCCCAGTAATCGTACAGGCCATCAATGGCGGCACGCTGATAGGGGCGAAGGTCAAGCATTGTTAAACTTGCCTCCCTTATTCCGCACTACCTCACCCTCGCCGTTGATGTAGTCCACCCAGTCCTCACCCGCATCATGCACCGGCAGTTTCACGAGGTCCGGGATATAGATGTGATCGCCGCAGCCTGTATATTGCTCAATCTCGTCCAGCGCTTTTTTGTGTCTCGCGCAACTCCACCCTCCCGCTTTCTCAGGCGTCGAGAAAGCACACGTGCGGCAGTTCAGTTCCGGCATCTGATCACCGTGGCAGATTGAATGATAGGCGCAGAACTTGCACTCAAACCAAGCTGGATCGGAACTGATGCCAGACGGCGGCTTATCAGAAAAGATGATGCCTTCGGCCTTGTCGAGCAACATCTGACTATATGCCTTGTCGAGCCGTACTCGCTCCGCATAGATTTCATCCGTGTTCTTGTTGACCGCGATAAACAGGCACCGATCCAGCCCGCTCAAGCGCATCCCGATCTGACATTGCGCCCAATAGACTGGCTTGGCTTGTGCCAGCCCCATGTTGCTCAATGTTTTGAAATACTTCTCGCTCATCGTCTTGACTTCCAGCGTGTGCGGCTTGGAACTCTCAGGCAATCCTTCCAGCACGCCGTCCAGGCTCAATGCAAAGTGACCGCCATGCGCCGTAAAGCGCGGCTGCATTCCCGTCTCAGGATCGCGCTCCCAGACGGTGCAGCCCGCTGCGCGAAGGTTCTGGATCACCCGCATCTCTTCGCGGTCGCCAGTCTCAAATAGCCGCAGGATACGGCCTTCGTGCAGTTCACGCCATGCCCATCGGAATTGGTACCAGAGCGCGCGACTGCATTCGTTCCCGATCTGTGAGCCGCCTAGATGCAACCTGAGTGGATTCTTCCTGCGATCCTCATAGGCTTGATAGATCGCCTTAACGATTGGCGCTGTCATGTCCAGCTTCATTTTCTTTTTGCTCCTGCTATTTTTCGGATTTGCCGCTGATAAAACTTTGCGGCGCTCTGTCCGCCACACCCGAACACCGCACCGATATCAACCCACGAAATATCATCCAGCCGCATGTCGTGAATAATTTCAACCGCATTTGCAGGCCAGTCGACCTGCCGCGATGAATTATAAGCAGCCAGATTGGCATACGAGGCAAAAGCGGCTTTGCCATCGTGATCCGGGATGTGGTCCAACAGCACCGGCTTATGGTGCAACCGCCCGTCGTGATCGAAAAACCAGAAATTTCCGTCCAGTTCTTGCTTGATGCGTGCTTCGGTCCACATTGCTTATTACTCGTTAATAAATGGTTGACGGGCTGGCCCCGCCTTGCCTTGCCCAGCCTTGCCACGACCGCCAGCCCCCGCCGCGCCGTGCCCCGCCCAGCCGGGCCCTGACCGCCAGAACATGCCAGAGCCAATCAGTCCAAGACCGCCAGACCCAAACGCACCTCACCGAACCGTCCTCGACCGCCTTGCCTTGCCTATCCAGGCCACGCTTCGCCTCGACCGCCGTGCCCCGCCCGGCCTTGCCCAACCAAGCCGTTCCAAGCCTCGACCGCCTTGCCATTCCAAAATCGACCGGAACCCGCCTCTCCCCGACCGCCAGACCACATCAAAACTCTCCTGTTTTCGCCATGTCTCACCTCGACCGCCATGCCAGGCCGTGCCGCGCCTCGCCTGTCCCAGACCGCCGCGCCATGCCCAGCCACGCCTCGCCCCGCCCCGCCGAGCCTCGACCGCCTTGCCCTGCCCAGCCACGCCTCGCCATGCCCAGCCAAGCCGGGCCCCGACCGCCTCGACCAATTCGAGGAGCGGCACCGCCGCCCCTCGCTATCGTGAATTCACGCCGCGTCCTTCTCAGCCGTGTCAGCCGCAATCCGCAGACTAGCCACCAACTCCGGCAGCCGATCACACTTCAACCCAGCCAACCCGCAGACGCCCTCATATCGCTTAAGCCACCGCTCCAGATCAGCAGCAGCCTGACGATACAACTCGCCAGTCCTGTTGCCATCGGACCAGTCGACCGTGACATAACCGCCGCCAGAACGCCGTTCGCTGATCGGACTGATGAAGGCCGGAACCTTGACTACCTCCGTCTCGCTCACCGCAACTCTGATCCGCAGCCCAGCCACGAAGTTTCGAGCCAGATGAAGCCTGTACTGCCAAGCTGCTTCCTCGTCGTCCTTCCCAAAAAACACCGAGTGAACTCGATGATCTTTCTGCGGCTTAAGCCAGTCAAGGAATTCTGCCGGGAGAAAACTATTCGCCCCCGTTGCGTTCATGTACTCGTCAATGATCTTCTGACGATAAGTTCTGTTGAACGCGGCCATTATGCAGCCCTCCGAATGCGTTCCTGCCGCAGCATGGCCCAGAGTTCGCGCGTCTCGTCATCGCACGTTTCCGGCTTTTCCATCGCCGCTTCCTGACAGTCACGCGCTTCGTGCGTGGTCAGTTCGTTCCATATAGCAACGTGCTGCTCCTGCGTCTCGTTGTAGAGGGCAAAAGTGCCGTAAGACCCCTTGCCCTTTTCCTGCCTGAAGTCGCCCAGCCCGCACACGATCCCGGCGTTGCTCAGCAAATGTGCCACCGAGTGCATGCTCAGTGTCGGCGTGACGAATGCGATGTCAACCTCCGCAGCCCAGCGCGGGAGGAAAGCCCGCGTCCGAACATCGGGCGTCTTGTTCATGTCGGCTGACCGCACAACATCCATCTTGAGGAACGGCTTGCCCCAGATCGACACCTTTTCCTGCGGCAGGAAGATGAGACGCTGAACATCCGTTTTCTTCACGCCATCTGTCACCAGCGCCGCCGTAGCCATCGCGTTTTTGATGCCGGGAGCCGGGAAGCAGAGCAGCGTCTGCCCGATCTGCGTGCGATAGGTGCTATCGTGGAACTCTTGCTCGGGATCATGCTTGATCTCCTTTTTTTCCGCCGCCGTCTTCTTCCCGCCGCCTACCAGCAACGTCCGCTTGGCCTTGTTGCTCATGGCATTGAAATACATCGGCGTCTGGCCGATGATCCGCAGTATCACGCGCCCCTGCTTGAGTGGCTCGATCATGAGACTGCTGCTTGTGTCGTTCTTGCTCGCCATTGGTTTTCTCCTTTAATGGCTGTTGAATTGTAAGCACTGCACTTCAAAAATAGACTGTCGGGCCTGGATGCACCGAAACTCACCTAACCCCGCCGAGCCATGCCCCGACCGCCTTGCCTGGCCGAGCCGGGCCCCGCCGAGCCATGCCCCGACCGCCTTGCCTCGACCAATCATCTCACCGCTTCCAAGGCGGCACATTCGATGGCGCAGGAGCCGCCACCGGAGCCGCCACCGGAGCCGCCACCGGAGCAGCCGCCTTGTCGCACGCCTCGTAACCGGCCACCTTGTTCTGGTCGCCGTATTGCTGGCTGCTCTCAACTCGCACCGTAACAAGCAGCGGCTTGTTGTGGAGGTCTGAACTCAGCTGCGGCATCATCACGCCCACCGCGTGGCAGATCGCCGAGAGCGTGCGCTGCGCAATCTGCATCGCCGTCTCGGAGGGGTTGTTGAGGTTGAGGCTATCAAAAATGTAAGCCCCTTGGTGCGGGCCGTCGATGACCTGCAGCTGGAGCTTTAACTTCGTGCCGGTCAAAGCCTTTGTCGGCTCCTCGCCCGAAGCAGTGATGACGCACTTGTACTTGCCCGCAGGCAATGCCGTGCGTGGTTTTGCGGGATCAATTGCTCCCGCGTTAAAGCCATCAAGTCTCATTCTCAGTCTCCTGTTGCTACTACTTTGCTACAAAATCTTTGAAGGGATTGCCGCCGTCGAACGTGAACGAAATCGGCTTGTCGATGCCGAACCGGTTCTTCGTCACGCTCGACGCTTGCGGGTGGCAGATGATCTCGCGATCCGCCGTCGACACCGCGCGCTTTTTGTCCCCGGTTCCGGTCAAGAACGTCTTCAGCCGGATGAAACCTACAAGGTCGACGTTGTCCGTGTAGTGCGGGATGCTTTTTTTGTGCATCCGTATCGTGTAGCGGGCATACGGATCGCTGTCAGGCAGGTCCAGCGTCTCCGTATCGGCGTGGCCGATAAAAACAATGTTCATGCCTTTATCATAGGCCAGCGCTCCGGCCCACTCACGCACGCGGCGATGCATCTCGGCTGCGGTGTTGTATCCCGCTCCGTATCCGCCGCCAGCCTGATTGATGCTTTTGGCCTTGGGATCAGCCGCCACGATCTCAGCCTCGATCATCGTAGCCAGCTGTGTGATAGAATCCAATATGAGCGTCTTGTACTCATGCGGCTCCCGAGCCAACGCCTCGATGGCCTCGAAAACCTCCGCCACTTTGGTCGCCAGAGGAAAGAGGGCCACGCCTTCATTCCCGGCAAGGCTTGCGGTGCCATCTTCCGTCCGGATGAATACCGGCTTCGGAAACAGCGCCGCCAGCGTCGTCTTGCCCATGCCGCCCTCGCCGAACAGCGTGGCAATCACAGGCCGCTGACCTTGCGGCTTACTGAGGGATTTCAGATCAATCGCCATTGTGATGCTCCTTCATTCTAGCTATTACTGCGTTTTTCGCTTCTGCATAACGCAGTTCCGACAAATACACTTTATTAGCACGCGCATTTCTTTCATCAAAAAC